ATATTGAGACATCGCTCTTTTACATTTCAAGAGTTTAGTCAGAGATATGCTGATACAAATTTATTAGATACAAATATACCTTTACCAGAATTAAGAAGACAAGATACAAAGAATCGTCAGAATAGTATTGATGACATACCAGAAGATCAAAGTAAAATGTTACTTGGTCGAATACAAAATTATTTTAATGAAGGACTTGATTTATATAATGAACTATTGAGAGAAGGTATTGCAAAAGAATGTGCTCGATTTGTTCTACCACTTGCAACACCAACTCGCATTTATATGTCTGGAAGTGTCAGATCATGGGTTCATTACATTGATCTCCGTTCTGGACACGGAACACAAAAAGAACATATGGACATAGCAAATGCTTGCAAGACCATATTTACCGAACAGTTTCCAACTGTATCGGAGGCTTTGCAATGGGTCTAAATAGTACACATAACTTTATAATTATATGGCAACCTATCCTGTAGTTAATACTAAAACTGGTGAACAAAAAGAAGTGATGATGAGTATCATGGAGTGGGATCAGTGGTGTGCTGATAACCCAGATTGGTTGAGAGATTATTCTGATCCCTCAACTATGCCAGGTGTCGGTGAAGTAGGAGAATGGAAAGATAAGTTAAGAAAGACAAAACCAGGTTGGAATGATGTTTTACACAAAGCATCTAAATCACCAGGTTCTAGAGTTAAAAAGATTTAATCAAATGCCAAGAAAAAAGAAAACTAATGGGGATCAACCCATAGGTATCGGTTTAACTACAAAGCAAATGAAACGTAAAAAACCGATAAGTAATACTTACCTTCTTGATATTGAACCTATCACTGAAAATCAAAAAAAACTTTTTGAGTCATATTCACAGGATAAACATCTTGTAGCATATGGAACCGCAGGGACAGGCAAAACATTTATTTCCTTATATAATGCTCTAGCTGATGTTCTTGATGAAACAACACCATATGAGAGAATTTATCTTGTTCGTTCATTAGTATCAACTCGTGAAATTGGTTTTTTGCCAGGAGATCACGAAGATAAAGCAGATATTTACCAAATACCATATAAAAATATGGTAAAATATATGTTTCAAATGCCAACTGATGCTGATTTTGAAATGTTGTATGGTAATTTGAAAGCACAAGAGACAATTAAATTCTGGAGTACATCTTTTATAAGAGGCACAACTCTAGATAACGCAATTGTAATTGTAGATGAATTTCAAAACTTAAATTTTCATGAATTAGATTCTATTATCACCCGTGTTGGGGAAAATAGTCGTATTATTTTCTGTGGAGATGCTAGTCAAACTGATTTGGTTAAAACAAATGACAGGAATGGCATACACGATTTTCTGAACATATTGCGTAAAATGCCATCTTTTGATATAATAGAGTTTGGTATTGATGATATAGTTCGTTCTGGACTTGTCAAAGAGTATATTATTGCAAAACTTGAAATTGGTCTTTAATGTTTAATCATGTAGAATTAAATCTTCCTAAACTTTCAAGAGAAACTATTGATGGTGTTCGATATTACTCTGTGCCTGACGAAGATGAATTAATAAAATTAGTTTCAATTACATCTGTTACTAGTCATTACAATAAAGATATTTTTGTTAATTGGCGAAAGAAAGTTGGTGATGAAGAAGCAAATCGAATTACGAAAGCAGCAACCACCCGTGGTACTGATTTTCATACTCTAACTGAACATCATTTATTAAATGACAAGAAACTTCCAAAAGTTCCTCCAATATCTAATTTTTTATTCAATGTAGCGAAGCAAAAAATTGGTAATATAAATAATATTTACGCTTTAGAGGGTTCTCTCTACAGTAAGCAACTAGGAATTGCTGGAACAGTCGATTGTATTGCAGAATACGGAGACGAGTTAGCGATAATAGATTTTAAGACTTCTAAAAAACCAAAACCAAGAGACTGGATCGAACATTACTTTGTCCAGTGTATGGCATACGGTTGTATGTTATATGAACTAACAGGTATTTCTGTTAAAAAATTAGTAATTATTATGTCCTGTGAAAATGGAGAATGCATCGTCTATGAAGAATACAACAAAGCAAAGTATATCAAACTCCTCGGAGAATACATTAACAAATTTATTCAAGATAAACTGGAACTCTATGGAACCGAATAAAGAACTAGAACAGGCAATCGAGAATAAATTCTTGACACCTTCAAAATTTGCAATGGAAATCGAAAAGATTGTAGCAGAAGAGGAAGACTTCAATTATATTGATGCAATCTGTTACTATTGCGAAACTAACAATATTGAGGTAGAATCAGTATCGAAGTTAATATCCAAACCTTTAAAAGAAAGATTAAAATGGGATGCAACCCGTCTTAATTTTATGAAACCTACATCAAGAGCAAAACTGCCTTTATAATGAAAAAATCAGAATTAATTCATTGGAGATTGCAAGCGATGCTTCGTGAGCATACTTTCCGTGATTTACAATACTTGGGTGTCAGACCTGATAGTATTGGTGTTGACCAACATTGGTATCGAATCGGAGAAGCAGAAGTACCTGTGGACTCAATTACAGAATTAGATAGTGAAGAGGAAGAAGATGAAAGTGACTCCATTTGAAACCTACCAATCATATCTATCAATGAAAAGTCATTTTACTAACCGTAAGTATGACTTTTTTCGATATGGTGGTAAATCTCGTGCTACAATATCATCTTTTAATAAGAGAAAAGATAAGTATTGGTTTGAAAAAACATCAAGGAAATATTCCGATGGTGAGATAGTTGATTTTTTACTAGCAAATTTTGTGACCACAGATAATCCAAAAAATTTATGGATAGGTGAAATTATAAATTCTGGAGAAAGAACATACGCAGATTGGATGAGAAGAAAACAGAGTATTTCTTACTTATTTAAAGAGGAATCTGAAAAGTTGTTAGAAGAAAGTAATTTAGAACAATTATTTGAGTGCGGAAAAGGACATCCTATTATATTGAAGAGATTTTTAGGTGGGGATATCTCACTTGAAACTTTCGTAATCTATGATATAATATTTTCATTCTCAGAAAAATTTGACGAGAAACTGTTCGATCCCGTATGGGAAACCGTCAGTTTAAAAATTAGGAAGTATAAACCTTTCCTAAATATAAATGTATTCAACTTTAAAAAAATACTACGGGAAATCGTAAATGAGTGATTTTTTTGATTCAGACATAGTTCGTGAAGAACTACAAGAGATAAACGATTTGCAATTGTCTATTTACAAGAATGCAATGAAGTTTGGAACTTTTAGTCGTGATGACAAAGTTGAACACATTGAAAAACTTACTGAATTATTAGAGAGACAAAAAGTAATGTACACTCGCATTAGTCTTTCTGATGATAAAGAAGCAATAGACCTTAAGAATCATTTGCAAAAATCAGTTGAACTTATGGGGTTCCCAGAAGGAACTGATATGTTGTTACTATTCTCAGGTATGTCAAATACTATTGAGAATCTTAAGAACTCTATTGACAATTGATTATTCATCTGTTATAATCTAATTATCCAACGTATCCAATTTATCCGAGGTATCCAAATGTCTTTTAAAGACCTAAAAAAACAATCTAAACTTGGCTCACTAACAGCAAAGTTAGTAAAAGAAGTCGAGAAGATGAACAACACAGGCGGTAACACTGATGACCGCATATGGAAATTAGATGTAGATAAAGGTGGTAACGGCTATGCTGTTATTCGTTTTCTACCCGCACCTGAAAACGAAGACCTACCTTTTGTTAAACTATATTCACACGCATTCCAAGGACCTGGTGGATGGTATATTGAGAACTCTCTTACCACACTAGGACAGAAAGACCCTGTTTCTGAGTATAACTCTTTACTCTGGAATAATGGAACTGATCTTGGGAAGGAAACTGCAAGAAAGCAGAAGCGTAAGTTGACCTATGTTTCTAATGTCTATGTGGTTAAAGACCCTGCAAATCCTGAGAACGAAGGTAAAGTATTCTTATACAAGTATGGAAAGAAAATCTTTGACAAACTTACTGCAGCAATGCAACCTGAGTTTGAGGATGAAGAAGCAATCGATCCATTCGATTTCTGGCAAGGTGCAAACTTCAAGTTAAAAGCAAAGAACGTTGCAGGATACAGAAACTACGATAGTTCTGAATTTGCTGCACAAAGTCCTTTACTTAACGATGATGATGCAATGGAATCACTCTGGAAGAAACAGTTCTCACTTGCTGAGATTGTTGCACCAGACCAGTTCAAGACATATGATGAGTTAAAGACTCGTCTAGATTATGTTCTTGGAAATAAGAAGTCCGCTGCACCACAGTTTGAAGAAGAGGATATTGATCGTGGAGAAGCAGAAGAGTTAGTAACTGCTGCTGTATCAAAACCAACTCCTGCAGTAGCAGAAGAGGAGGATGACGCACTATCATACTTTGCGAAACTCGCAGAAGAATAATTACACGGGGGGTCAAACGACCCCCTTTTTTATGGATTGACTACGTTTGTATTTTCAGTTCCTGCTATGTTTGGTGATAAGTAACTTGAACTCTTATCATATCTTACTATGTCTCTCAAATCATTTATGAATAATTGTACGTAAGCAGGAGCTAATACATTTATTTCCCTTTTCTCCTCATTTAATACATATTCATATTGAAGATTAGTTACTGCTTGGGCAATATTATCAGTTAGAACTGTAAACTCATCTTTATCATCGAGTTGCCTATTACCTGTAAGTGACTTTAAAGTATATCTTGTTGAACTAGGAAATTTGTTTATAGTTCCATCAATTTTAAAATCTGCATCAACAATTAAATCTGGTGGCACGATTTGTCTATTTTGATCGTCCACTATCTCTAGAGTTTGATAATACTTTATCTCATTCATTTTTTCTTCACTACCATATTTCTGCAATGCAAAATCATAAACCTGATAATCTTGTAATGGCCACTCATCAATTATATTTGTAATACCTGCAACTAAAACAACAATATAATCGAGTGATGCGTCACCATACATTTCCTCTGCAACTGTGTCTGGTCGATCACCATCTCCTATCGTGAACTTATCTAACAATGAAACATTATTTTCTAAAAAATCAAATAATTTTGTCCTACGAAAAATATTTTTTATTAAAAGATAATCTCTTGAAGAATTTTTATGTGAAAGTGGTGACTGATACGCAATATCAGGAAGTTCTCTAAAATATCCCATTAGAATCCAACTCCGTCTGATTCACCCATACCATCATAGTCTTCAGAGTAGATAGGATTGAGTTCTTTGAATGTCATATTTAATCTTATACTTACAGGTGAACCATCTCCATAACTTGCATATGTTCCAGCGTTCGTATAATTAACACTCATCCCTGTCAAAGCACACATCTTAAATTGATTAAGGAATGGATGATCTTGTCCATTATGTAGATATCGTAATGAAAATACATCTGGAGATTTCAGAAACGCTCCTGATGCTGATCCAGCACTCATTGTTTTTCCTTTTGCATTCATTGAACTTTTCAATTGTCTTATTATTTGTTTCACTTCCATCATTTCTTCATAATATCTTGGTGTAAATGTAATACTGAAAGGAAATGATCTGAGGTTTACTCCACCAAATAACAATTCTAAGTTTGAATTCAATACCTGACCTGTTGTTCTAGATATGATACTTGACAGACTTACATTACCACCAAGTTGATTGATAGCAGCACCACTGATAGCGTTTCTTATTGCATTTTGTGTTCCTTCATCAAACCCTTTAAAAGATATTCCTTTTTGCATAAAATCAAGTGCTTGTTGGAATGATTGTCCTGCATCTTTTTGAAATTGACTCGCTGCAGTTATACCTGCGAGTTGAAATATATTCATTTTATCTTCACCCCAACTCACTGTGTTAGAATCACTTACCTCTTGAGGAATAGGTAATTCAACATAATATTTTATATTTTGATTACGACTCATACGACTATTTGCATCAGTCACATTCATTGACACATCACTATATCCAGTTGTAACATATTCACCAGGATTACGAGTTTTACCTCTATATTTACCTGTCTGTGTGACTAAGGATACTTCTTCTTTATACGATAGTCCAAGTCCACCCACTCCACCTTCAGGTGCCATGTATTCAATACACTTAATTAACAAGGTATCACCAGTTTTCTCACCAGGTCCTCTGGCAAGTGGATAACCCAACCTCATCTTGAAATTTTGTCTTCGAGGGGTGGTATCTTTTGCACCAGTTCCCCCAGTTGTATTATTATCTCCTATAAATTTATTTCCATTTGGTCCACCTGTGCTCTTATACTTTGGATCTTTTGAAAAGTCTGGTGATGGTTTTGAGGCATTCAGAGCCGCCTGTTCCGCATCATCTTCCCTAAATGAAGACAATCCATATTTCTTTATTAATTCTTTTCTTGATAAGGTTTTATTTTTTCCCCTATTTCTATAACCACTTGTTCTTGGCATATCGACCTAATTTTTAACTATTTAGTAAATGTAATAGACTTTTTAAATAGTTATTTTTTAAATTACTATATTAATTTCATTAGTTTAAGAGCGGTGCCTAGTAATCAAAACAGAGACAATTTTATCGATAAAGCTTTTACTGTAATTGCTGAATCAATAGTTAAAATAATGCCAATTGCAGAGAAAGAAAAAAAAGCATATATCTATTATCGAGATGGCTTAGCTGCCCAAAATAATGGGGATTATTCGGAAGCATTAGAGTATTATAAAGAGAGTTTACTGCTTGAAGAAAATAAAATTGATAGGGGTGAGACTTTAAAAA